GAGGCTATGACGTGCAGCTCGTTCGCGTCAGCAGCCTGTACTTTAAGCACCTCACTCTCTTCCATCACAAGAGGTTGAGTTAAAAGTTCTGTTGTTGCTTTAGATGCAATGGCCTTATCTTTAAATAGGTTAAATATAACACCACTAGAATTTACTAGTGTTATGGTTATTGTGGATCCTGATCCAGCATCTTCGGATACTAATAGTGATTTAACAACAGCTGTTTTAAAACTAGGCACCGTGTATAATGTGGTTAGATCTGTTGTCGTTAAATCTGCTTTTTTATTTATAAAATTATTAGCCATTATTGTAAAAAGAAGTTAAATGCTTCTACCTCATCTTTTAGTTCCTGTTGAAATGTTGTGTTTAATTTTTCTACAATAGCATCAAGATCTCTTACTTGTGCTTCTGCTGTTGGCAGATCATATTGTTCACTTGGTCTTGTCAATACCTGTACTATCTTTGCCATTATCTACGTCCGTCCGGTTGTATGTCTAATCTAAAAGTTCCTAATTTCCAACTCTGACTAGCAGCTGTGTTCTCTATCTTTAATGCAACGGCTCTTGCTCTTGCACGTGTATCTACTTTTTTTGTAGACGATGATACCGTAAATGGTCCGAGTGCAGAGCTAGCCTGACTATCATTTGGAAAATCTCTTAGTTGTATTGTAACCTGTGTATTACCGGTCTGTGAAATAAAATCTGGTATAAATCTTCTAATCTTCATTATAAACTCACCGTCTCCTCTAAGATCAGCCATACCCGTTGATTGTCCTGTGATACCTCTTCTTTGACTTATGTCAAAATCTCCAGATGATATGTTAGCAGTTATTGCAGTTGTAGAACCACCTTGAACCTGATCTGTTCCTGTTTCGTGTTGATAATATATTGTTCTACCCTCTGTGTTGCCCACAACATCAAAAGATGAATCGTTTCCTGCAGTGTATTCTGTTGCATGTGGACTACCAAATACTGCAGAATCTCTCCACATTGTTCTAGCTAAAGTTCCATTTGTCCAAACAGGTCTTTGTGGTGATGAATCAAAATAATTGTATGCCACCATTCTATTTACTACAGACGATCCGGTTGTTGGATAAAACCAAATAACCTCACCAAACAAATTGTTTAATCCTGCGGACACCATCTGATTACCAGATTCTAGATTTATGTTGTCATAGACATGGTCCTCTACCAAACATGGTAATGATTCTAGTTTACCGGCATATCTGAAAAAACCATTTTCTGACATCCAGTATGCAGAACCATCAACCTCAACACAAGCGTTTTGTCCAACAAGTCCACAGTGTGTTCCAACCTGTGCAAACGCAAAAGTAAATGGTTGACCAACAAAACGCATTGTAAATAAAGCCGTGTCAGTCCAGACAAGAATAGAATCTCTACCTCTGATCGCTCCTCTGATCTGTGATCCGTCGGCCAGTCTCTGTGTACCGGCTGTATTAGTTGCTGTAGGTGTGTATGTGTTAATATCTTCCTGATCAGAGAATCTAATAAACATATCATCCTGTGTTGACGTATCTCCGATAGTTGTTTCTGTTCCAAAAAATACTAAGTGACGATCCGGTGTAGATACCAACATATGCCTTGATGCAGTAGGTGCACCAGATATAATTGTTGCTCTTGTGTTTTCTGCGCCCGCTGCTGCAGAGTTCCATTCGAATACAGCACTGTCATGTATTAGACAGATTGCCTTGTCACCAAAATTATCTAGTGACCACATACCGGGCTCTAATACCAAGTCACCTGACGCTGCTTCACCCCAGGCCACAAAGTTTGTTGTACTGGTGACCGTATCTCCTGCACCATGTGATGCAGCATCTGTTCCTCTAACCTCTCTTGTGACTCCTGTTAATTCATTAGATGCGCTTATACCTGTATAGGATATCTCCTCTGTTCCTATCTTTATAAAGTTTGTGCCTGTGTCTGGAAATTGTGATACGTCTGCTAATATGATACCGGTTGTTGTTGAAGAGTTTATTGCACCAGATAAAGTCGTTGTTGGTTCTCCTGCAACCTCACCACCAAAAGTCCCAAGAGACCAACCAAAACCTTTTGCCTGCACTGCTGGTCCTACAGGATAATAATGTTGTACCCTGATACCACCTGATGTTGTTGCACCAGACCCTGATTCTGCTGATGGCATTGTTATGGTTATAGTTGTAGCATTAGGAACAGTGGTCACCATAAATTTTTTATCATCAAAATCTGAGGCTGCGAAATTAGAGTTTGTTATTGTAGAAAAATTATCTAATAAGACTATATCTTGTTCGGATATACCATGATCTCCACTGAAAGTTATTGTAACAGATGTTGATCCGTTGGTCGTGGTAAATGCGTTTGTAAGAGTTGTTGTAGATTTAATTGGGTGTATGTCATAGAATACACCACCAGAGAATGCGTATAAAATTCTGTTTGTGCCTATAATAGCATATTTTCTTGCCTTACTATTTACAAAATGATGTAATCCTCTACCTGCACCTGTAAGAGCATCATCTCCTAATTGTTTCCAACCACCTATTTTTTCTGGAGTGCCATATCTAAATCTTACATTATCACAATCAATCCATTGACCCTCTGCCCCTGTAGGTGTGATTTGTTTATTAATTCCTGGCTGAAAACCTATCTTTTGTAGCATAATAATCCATTATACCTATTTTGCAGTTAATTAACAGATTAAAAGCAGGGAAAGGGTGTGGTGGTGTCTTTCCCCGCCAGTCTATTGTATAGACTATTTTGTAGGATTAGTCAACTTCGCACCTTTAAACCATGCAGGAAGACCTATCAGAGGTCTCTTGTCTAACGCATTTTCTTTAGCCATTTTAGACCCTGCTTTGTTGTAGTGTAAAAATACCTGTCCACAATCTTTACCTGTAAATTCTTCTCTCCAATGTTCAAGATCACATCCAGAATATATTAACATATCACCTGGTTTAAGATTTATTTTTACTCCAGCTCCTCCCTCTTTACCTGTTGGATCTAAATATATGGGCCAATCGTCACCACCAAGATTTAACGTGGTTGATATCTCACAAGAATATCTATCTTTGTGTCTAGCTAACACATCACCTTTTTTATATATTCTAGCATAAGAATATGTTTCTGATAATTTAATACCAGTGTGTTTTTCCATAGTAGGTTTTACTTTTTGTAATAAAGTTTCCATAACAAGATCACCATAATGTGAATATGTATTAGGCACTTGATTATCGGTCCATATACCCCAGTATTCTGTAAAAGGTGATATATATTTAGAGTCAAATAAAACTTTCGCTACATTTCTTTTATTTATAAAATAAGCATAACAAAAGTCAGCCATTTCTCTACTAATAGCATTTTTTAAAACTGTGTATTTATTTTTTTTGAACGACATTTAATACTCCTTTCGGTATCGCTTGGCAGTTCCAGTGTATAAACCTAAATGGTTCATAACCCATATCAACCATATATTGATGAGGCATGTATGATGGAAAAAATATCATTCTACCTGGTTTGACTTGATAATGAATTTGTGAACTTGCATATGTGACTTTTGATTTATCTTTTTCTGGTAAAAGATTCATAAGATTACCAGGTCTTGGATCTTCAAATAATGGCATTGATGTTCTATCACTTGCTTTTAAGAAATAAAAACCAGATATATGTCCATTCCAGTGTGTATGTAAAGTATGGTGTCCACCACCTTTTTTAGCAAACTCTTGAACCCACATTTCTGTAGTAAATACTTGAAAATTAGTTAGATCGAATCCCATCTCTTCTAATAGATTATGTGCAGTCGCACCGATATAATCCTGTAATTGTTTAAAATTAGGATCACCAATTAATGACGTTGAATGAAACACATGCCCCATATCTCCCTTGTCACCAAATTTTTTATTTCTTTTATCTATTTGTTTTTTTAAATTCTTCTGTGATATTTTTATATATTTATCAGAGGCTTTGTTTAATTTTTTTACAAATTCAGGTTCGTCTGCCCACCATATGGGACATTTAAAATATTCTTCTAAATTTAATTGTTTTGGAAAACTCATTTATACGGCCATCCTAGATTCCATATTACCAAACTATATCTTGATCCTTTTTTAACCGGACACACTCTGTGCCAAACAAAACCAGGGAACACAACCAAAGATCCTTTTGGTAGTATCTCTGTGCATTTTCTAATGTTAGGTTTTTTATCTGGATCCATATTTCTAAAATCAAATTCTAACTCTCCACCCTTATAATCTTTTGGATCTGATAAACTAACTGTTACAGATAATTTTCTTATCTTGCCGTGTGATGGATCGTTTGCATTTTCTTTAATATATGGTCTATCCCAACCATCACAATGCCAATCATAATATTGTCCCTTATTATATTTAGTAAATTGACAGCTCTCTGAAAAATCCCATTGAAAATTCCAACCTGCGCTTGCGTTTGCTCGATGAACATATGGTTGTATTTCTTTATAAATCCAACGATCATTCATCCAAACAATATTAGAATTTCTTTTCTTTTTTAAATCTGCAATTTGTTTTTTATTTAATGGTCTATCTCCATAACCACCTGTAACTGCCATTTGATCTTGTATAGATTTTCCATATTTAACTATCTCATCACAGATTCTTTCTGGGATTGCTGATTGAAAATACCAATAATAATTTGTTAAGTTCATCTTTCTATATCTTTCTTATATCAACTATTAAGAAATTGTCAACGTTCCTGAGTCTGTAAACTTAGCTATCTTATCACCACCTGGGTGAGTTGATCCTGTAAACGCCGCACAAGGACTACCTGAAAAAGTTACTGCACTTGGTCCCCTTACTATAACAATACCTGATCCACCATTACCACCATCTCTATTTGGTCCTGGAGCAGAAGAACCAGCTCCACCTCCACCACCAGTATTAGCTGTTCCTGGTGTTCCATTTCCAACTGGACTTGGTGCTCCAGCACCACCCCCACCTGCTCCACCAGTTCCTGGTGTGTTAAAAAATGCTCCACCACCTCCACCACCAGCATAAGATGTATCAGGACCTAAAATAGTATTAGGTGCTCCATCACCACCATTTCCACCTGTAGGGGAAGAACTAGGTGCACTTCCTGAACCATTTCCACCTGCTGCGGTCGCTCCACCACCTCCACCTCCAGCATTACATCCTGGAGTAGAAGCTCCACCATTTTGACCTTGAGGTGGATCTGTAGGGGGTGCATTTCCTGTACCACCAGCTTTATTACCACCACCTCCACCACCACCACCAGAACCTCCTGGATTACCAGGACCTTGTGGACTTCTTCCACCAAAACCACCACCCTCTGATGTTATTGAATCTATTGTTGAATTTGTACCATCAGTAGCTTGGGCTACTGGAGAATTAGGTGCTCCATTTCCACCTGCACCAACTGTTATTGTATAATTTCCTGGTGCTAATTTTAAAGCTGTACCTTGAAGTGGGCTAGGTCCAAAACCTGAAGCTCTATATCCTCCTGCTCCACCGCCACCACCATCATCGTGACCAGCTCCACCACCGCCACCCACAACTAAATAATCTATTGTATTAAGAAATTGTGGCCATGTTCCATCTTTTTTAGCTTGAAATTGACTTCGTAGTGACCACACACCACTTGCTTTTGTTAATGCTTTTACAATAACAACACCTGAACCACCTTGACCACCATCTCTATTTGGAGGATTACCACCTGCACCTCCTCCTCCTCCACCTGAATTTTCTAAACCTGCTTGACCAGTACAACCTGTTCCACCTTTTCCTGTTCCACCACCGCCAGATCCACCAGCACCAGCATTACTACCACCGCCACCACCAGCTCTAAAATTACCTGGCCCTGTGTAACATCCTGGAATACTTAAAGTTCCTACAAATGGACTAACATCTTTTCCTGCACCAGCAGTATTTGTTCCTCCAGCACTTCCAGCACCACCACCTCCTGCTGAGGGTTGCGGTTCTGCCGCTACAGGCCCTCCAGGATTTCCAAAACCTGAACATGGAAAATTAGGATGTGATGTTTGAGTTCCTGTACCTGTAGATATGACTGGTCCTTCACCTGAACCATGTCTTTTTCCACCACCACCTGAACCACCTGGTCTTCCACTTCCACCACCACTTGGTCCTGGAGTTGAAGCACCTCCACCTCCTCCACCTCCAACTGCTGTAAAAACATTTGAGTCAACAGTAAAAGTAGTATTAACTCCATTAACTGAATCACATCCTGATGTTCCACCAGCACCACCACCTCCAATAACAACAGGATATGCTGTGTTTGCAGACATAGGTACGCAAGTCATAGCTAATAAACCACCAGCACCACCTCCGCCACCATTATCGTGACCTCCCCCTGCACCACCAGCAATAACAACAACATTTGAAATAGTTCCTGCACCAGAGCAATAATTTCCTGTAGATGTAACTTGTGTGACTTGGCATTTTCCAAACGAAGACTTATTAGACTTTCCAATCACCCCACCATTTAATGTACCGCCTCTAGGCATTTAGTGTCCTCCTATTCGGACACCCAAGCTGTGCCATTCCAATTGTATTTGGTAGGTGTTTCCGAAGTGTCGTTTGATTTAGTTGCTTCCCAACCTGTTGTGTTGTCAGCGTTATATTTTGTTTCGTTCCAAGAAATATTGTAACGCCATTCTGGTGTTTCTTGTTCATCATCAATAATTGATGGATATGTAATTGGTGCTTGCCAATCGTCATTATCGTCTAATGACCATGAAGCGTAAGGTTGTGGACATAAAAATTTATTTTTAGTTGAATCATAAATATATCCTTTACCTGCATATTGTTTTCTAAAATTATTATTGTAAGAAGTTTGTTTCCAAATTCCACCACTAAAAAAATTTACACACCACGTTTCACCATCAACATGCATATCGTTATCTCCTAAAATTCCATTAGATGTTTGTATGTCGTTAGCAACAACTACAACTCTTTGTACCACTTGATGTGAATCTGACGTAAATCCTGTTGGGTCTGTCATTACTTTTAATTCTGCAAAATGTGCCATTTTTTACTCCTTAGATATCATATTTATAAATTATAATTTTTATAATGTCCATATACTTTATTAATTAGTCCAAGTACCAGCTTTAACATTATCAAAAACTTCTTCCATACTCCAAACACCAGGGGCATTTTTAACTTCGGGTTCTAGTACAATAACTACACCTGACCCACCTTGACCTGCGGTACTATCTCCTGAACCACCACCACCTCCACCTTTATTTACATCTCCTTGTGGTGCCGGATTTCCACTAGTTGTTCCAGGCCCTCCGCCTCCAGGACCTCCTGTTGATGCAGAACTTTGTCCACCACCGCCACCACCACCGGCTCTTAATGTACAATCTCCTGGCCAAGCATTTGATCCTGCTCCACCATTTCCTGCTTGTGATGTAGTTGCAGTAGTACCTGTGCCTCCGGCACCTCCGCCACCACCACCGCCTCTATTTATAGGGCCTGATTCTGTTCCGTTTCCTGCTCCACCATCATTTCCTTGAGATGGGTCTGTTGATGGTGTGTTTCCTGAACCAGCCACATTAGCTGGTGCACCAATACCTCCTCCACCACCACCAGAACCACCATCGGTTCCAGCTTTAGATGGATTACCTCCACCAGTTCCTCCTGCACCACCTCCATTGGATGTTAATTCTATTGGTGTGCCTGGTGCAAAACTTGAATCAGCACCTGAAGCACCTCTATTAGCTGATGGGTTTCCTGCTGCACCTCCACCACCAACTACAACTGCATAAGGAGAAGAACCACAAACAGAAATAGAAGTACAAAATCTATAACCGCCTGCTCCTCCTCCACCACCTCTATCTCTAGTGCCACCGCCACCTCCAGC